GGCCCATAACGGCAGAAGATGACGACCAGAGTTACACCATAGAGAGGACCTACGCATATCGTCCAGACCTGTTGGCCTATGACCTGTACGGCACACCGAGGCTGTGGTGGGTGTTCGCACAGAGAAACCCAGATCAGATAGAGGACCCCATATACGACTTCAGGCCCGGAGTGACCATACAGTTGCCCAAGGCCACGAACGTCAACAGCGACCTGGGGATATAGACCATGTCACTGTCCAATAGAGAGGCCGGGTACCTAAAATCCAAACAGCATTTCGAGTACGAGAATCCACTGCACGACTTCGCCTCCTACAACACGCTTTTCACCCTGTCCGGACTCACGGAGAACGAGATCCGTAACCCGGAACAGTACATCAAGAACCCGGTACATGACATCATAGCACGTAGCTCAGGCATCGGCGACGCCTTCACCGGCAGGATCACGGATGCCGCGGCATTCAGCGCGAACCGGGCAACGACCCTGGAGTCTCAAGGGATAACAGGAGTGCGTGCCGATCGTATAATACAGAAAGAGGAATACCAAGTCAAAAATGATCTATACCAACAGAGCGTGAGCATACTGAGGCGCAATCACGACGTGTTCATAGAGGACGTCAACATGCTCAGCACCATAGGTCCCAACAATGATCGCAACCTGGCCAACTTCACCAAGATGACCTTCAAGGTGCATGAACCCTACAGCATCACGCTGATAGAGAAGATCAGGGCGGCCACCTTTGTGAATGGTTACCTGGACTACCAGGACGCGCCACTGTTGCTGACGATCGAGTTCAAAGGGTTCGACGAGAACGGTCGACCGGTCAAGCCCAAGCAGAACCTCACACGCAAGATACCCATACTGATAGTGAGGGTGGACTTCGACGTGAACCAGGGAGGCGCCATGTACGAGATCACGGCGGTGCCCTACGGTGACACGGCACACGATGACAGATTCAAGGTGGCCCGCACAGCCATACCCGTGAACATCAACTATTGGACCTCATGGGTCAGATTGGTGCAGACTGCACTCAACAAGATGATGCAGGACGAGATAGCGGAAGAGGCGAGGCAGTACCCAGACACCTACAGGTTCGAGATAGAGGACGGCCTGCTGGGGCAGGCCCGACAGGCCTTCACCAAGGCCAGCACCCAGAACGACGCGGATCCCAGCGGATACGAGTACGAGATAAAAATTCCGGAAGACCAACAGTTGGCGGATGACATTGCCTACAGGCAGGCCACGGAGACGTCACAGACACTGCCAAAGGGCACCAGCCTACTGAAGGCCATGGAGGACTGGATCAGGGCACAACCGGGATTCATGGAACTCAGCGAGGATTTCTGGAGGGCCTACCTCACGATGGCGGGGGTGAACCTCGACGAGGACGAGAAGGCGAGGACGAGACAGATCAGGAATCTGCTCACGACCAAGGAGAAAGAGGGCGAACTGTCCAAACTGTTGCTGGACAACCAGTACCTGCCATGGTTCAAGATCAAGACCAGCATCTACACGGACACCAGCCGACTGGACAAGATAACCAAGATGCACCCCAAGGAGATCGTGTACAAGGCAGTTTCCAACAAAGTTCATGTGTTGAAGTTCCTGGCGTCGGGAATGAGCCTGGGCCGCACCAACTGGACCAAATTGGTCAGGAAGAACTACGACTACATGTACACAGGTGACAACGTGGACGTGCAGGGCCTGAGGATCAATTACAAGAGTGCGTACTACATGAGGAATGTGAGGCGCACAGAGGAGACCCCGAACGACAAGGGTTTCCTTAAGGTGATACCACAGAATTTCAAAAAGTTGTTTGGCGAGGAGGACTACCCGGAGCCCATGTTGCCGCTGAGGTCATACCCCAGCACACTCAAGGGCCGTAGCACCGCCAACCCAGACAGCCCGTTGGCGTTCAAGCAACAGGAGTTCTATGACTACCTGACCAACCCGGAGGCCGACATGATGCGCGTCGAACTGGACATACTGGGAGATCCACACTACATCTGCCAGGACATGTACACCACACTCAAGAGGTTGAATGACAGTAACACGTCACTGGTGGTGGGTAGAGTGGACGAGGACTTCGACAACCAGGGATCGGACAGTTTCAACGGTGACAGGTACACGCCACTCATAAACATAAGGTACAGATTACCAGCGGACGTGGACGAACGCAAGGGCACCATGTTCTCGGCCCAGATGTCCACCCAGGAGGACAACCTGTTCTTCAACGGGGTCTACCAGGTGGTCAAGGTGGAGTCGAGGTTCGACCAGGGACAGTTCCTGCAGACCCTTACCTGTGTGCGCATGAACAACCAGCAGGGTGCGGGATTGGCACCGACCATAACCACGACCGCGTTCGACAACAAGTACGTGAACAAGGTAAAGAAGACCATAGCGCAAACAGAAGGTACGCTGGCCGGCAAAGCGGACCTGCCAGATATCAGCGGAGAAGCGTCACTGGACAATTTCGAATAGGATAAATTAAAGTATGTCAATGTACAAAGATCAGAGGGGATTCACAGATTCGTTGAACAACCAGAAGTACTTCGACCAGAAGTACCTAGACAAGGACCCCGGACCATTCATTGCAACTGTCAAGTTCCCCAACGACCCCACCAGGATGGGCAGGTTGGGTGTGAACATACCAGCGCTGACGGGCACCACGGACCCATCACCTGAGCAGATCATATGGTGCCAGTACCTATCACCCTTCTATGGTGTCAAGCCACTGCAGAGCGTTAGCAAGACGGACCCATACACCTACACAGCCAGCCAGACCAGTTACGGAATGTGGGCGGTGCCACCGGACGTGGACACCACGGTCCTGGTCATATTCGCGAAGGGTCAACAGGACAGGTACAACGCCTTCTGGATGGGGTGTGTGCAGGAGCCCTACACCAACGCACAGATACCCGGACACGCGGCAAGCCCAGACACGGCCATGCCCAGCAACGGCGGAGACTCCGGCGAGAGCAAACAGGACACATACGGCACGGACATCCTGCCCACCGGAGAGAAGAACAGGGGTATAGAAGCGGACACGCTGGACCAACAGAAGTTCCCGATCAATGACAGATTGGCGGCACAGCTCATGGCACAGGGACTGATCGCGGACAGGTACAGGGGGACCACTACTAGTAGCGCCCGCAGGGAATCTCCCAGCGCGGTGTTCGGCATCAGCACGCCAGGCAGGATAAAACCAGATTCAAAAAAACCCAACATAGGTTTGAACAACTCACCGGTGAGCGTGGATCGTGATCACGGACACAGTTTCGTCATGGACGATGGCGCTAGGGACGGCACGAACCAACTCACAAGACTGAGGACCGCTTCGGGACACCAACTGCTGATGCATGACACCGAGGGAGTAATATACATCGCCAATGGTTCTGGAAACGCCTACATAGAGATGAACAGTGAAGGCAGGATTGACGTTTACTCGGGCGTGGGCGGAATCAACATGCGTACCGAGGGAGATTTCAACCTGCACTCGGACGCCAACATCAACATGCACGCCGCCGGCCAGGTCAGGATGAGCTCTGGTAACGAGATGGTGCAGAGCGCGGGCACGTACATGCTGAACCTGGGGGACAAGGGCATATTCAACAGTTCGCAAAAGGGCAGTATAAGAGATTATTCAAAAGATGGTATAACTTCCTACACGGATGGGGTACAGTTGCACGGTGCCTTGGGTGCCATACACCTCGCGGGTCAGCAGGTGCATTTCAATTCAACTTCGGCCAGCGACACCTGGGGACCAAAGTGGTTGGACACTGACGCCGCTGGGATGACGCCAAGACAGGAGGGCGACGTGGAGTTGGCCAAGAAGGGCATAGAGCCACTGAGATCATTCACCAGGCAGACAGAGACCACGGTGCATAGGTTCGTCACACACGAGCCCATGCCGAGGTTCCGGGGATTCACTTCGGAGGGCGCACTGCCCACGGGGGGAGCGGACAACAAGAAACAGTGGTACAGGCTTTCGAGCACACCAGGCACAGTGGAGTGGATGGAACAGCAAAACAGGTTATCGCCAAAACTGCCCATAAGAAAAGCACAGGCACAGGCAGATGCGGAGAGAATACTAAGAGACTTAATGGGCACGTCAACCGATCCGGCCAAGGCCAGAGAGATACTAAAACAGACCTTCGAAACCTATGACACGGATTTCAACATAGCGAACCTGGTCAAGGGCAAGTGGGACATCAAGGACAGCATCAGCAACCAGTTCAAGGGCTTCGACGTGTCTGACTCCGTGGCAGATGTGCTCAACAACCAGACCAAGAAACTGGCGGACCAGGTCATCGACACAGTGACCGGATCCAAGGTGGCGGAGATGTTCAAGGACAACGTGTTCGTGAACCAGGCGGGGGAACTGTTCGCCCTGGGTGACACCAGCAAGATACTGTCGGGAGACATCAAGGGCTTCGCCACAGACGTGGGGAGCAACGTGGTGCAGAGCGTGGCGGACAAGGCGTTCAACGCACTCAAGACCGGCAACCTCAGCAAGAAGGCCATAGGCGTGGACAAGTTCGGCAACACCATATATGAACGATCGGGACTGCCCACCAGCATCGGCGGCTTTGACCTATCCGGGATCACGGGCACGATCAACATAGGCAACATAGCATCTATAGGTGACCTCAAGGCCACAACCAACGTGTTCAAGAACGTGGTGGCCGGACAGGTGACCTCCTCGATACAACAGACGGCGATCACGGCGGTAGCGTCACAGGCCAAGGGATTCCTCCAAGGACTGGCCGGCAACACTGCCAGGGAACTGGGTGCACAGGGCATCAAGGCCGGTGTGTTCACTAACCTGGGCGCCAAGATAGGGAGCATGTCATTGCCAGCATTCCTGGGAGGAGGATCCGTCGGTAGTGTGGTCAGTGCCATCGGCAGTTTCTTCAGTGATGAGAGACTGAAGGAGGATATACGATTTGTTGGTAGATCACCTTCAGGAATCAACATCTACGAGTTTAAATACAAGCACACGTCGGGCACGTGGCAGGGTGTGATGGCACAGGAGGTGCCATGGGCCAGGACCATGACCAGTACGGGATTCTACATGGTTGACTACAGCAAGGTCGACGTGGAATTCAGGAGATTGAACTGATGGCAGAAAATGACAACATAAATCTTACAAACAAGACGGTGACCTTCAAGGGTTTCAGTAGCCGCGCGGACAAGCAGAACTTCAAACTGTATGACTTCGAGGTGGCCAAGCAGGACCTGATCAACAGGTTATCAGTGCGCAAGGGAGAACGTGTTGAGAACCCCGAGTTCGGCACTATCATATATGATGCCATCTTTGAGCCATTCACGGAATCACTAAAGGACGCCATAGTAGAAGATATAACACAAAATCTCAATGCTGATCCCAGGATAAGCACACAGGAGATACTGGTATCAGAGGCGGACAAGGGCATAGCCATACAGGCCACTATAACATATGTGCCGCTGAACATCACAGAGAAACTAAGGTTCAACTTCGACGAGAACTCTCTTCTGCGTCTATCTTAATATACGCACATTTCCTCGCATATAAATACCGTTGTATATACAATGGCCACAACAGATAGACAGAACAGATTACTAGTAGCCGAGGATTGGCGTAAGATCTACCAGGCTTTCCAACAGGCAGACTTCAAAAGTTACGACTTCGAGACACTGAGAAGGACCATGGTGGCCTACCTCAGGGAGAACTACCCAGATGATTTCAACGACTTCGTCGAGAGTTCCGAATATGTCGCCCTAATAGATCTCATAGCCTACATCGCACAGGCTTTATCATTCAGGGTGGATCTCAACGCAAGGGAGAACTTCCTAGAGACAGCCGAGAGGAGGAACTCGATCCTTAGGTTGGCCAGGCTGATCAACTACAACGCCAAACGTAATCAACCAGCGACAGGACTCCTTAAGATAGATTCGATATCTACAACACAGGACATCAGAGATTCGTCAGGTACTAACCTGGCCAACTCCACGATAGTCTGGAATGATTCTGTGAACTCAAACTACAGAGAACAGTTCACGGCCATACTAAATGCGGCCAACCAGACAGGACAACTGTTTGGCAACCCAAGGGAATCATCCGCTATAGGAGGGATCAACACAGAGGTATACACACTGAGTTCCAATCAAGTGGATTTGCCGATTTTCAAGTTTACAAAATCAGTAGGCGGAGTAAGCAGACAGTTTGAAATAGTGTCCAGCACAATAAATGATTCAGATTCGATCTACGAATCATCGCCGATTCCGGGAACAGGATTGACGTACACATACAGATCAGATGGTTCCGGCGACAGTTCCAACAACACAGGATTTTTCTTCCTGTTCAAACAGGGAAATCTGCAGTATGCTGATTTCACAGTAGACACTGCGGTAACCAATTATGTGAGGTCCATAGCGGCATCGAATATCAACGACACAGATGTTTGGTTATACAAACTAGATCAGTTTGGTCAGATTGCAGAGAAATGGACCAAGGTGCCGGCCCTAACCGGTAATAATGTCTTGTATAATTCCTTAGCAAAGGACGAGAGAAACATTTACAATGTTGTCACTAAGAACAATGACTCGGTTGATCTTGTTTTCGGTGATGGAAATTTTTCTAACATACCTTTAGGATCTTTCAGGACATACCACAGGATCAGTGACAACGCCAAATTTACTATACAGCCTGCCGACATGCAGAACGTACAAATATCAGTGCCGTATACGGATGCCAATGGTGCGCAACAGACTTTGACGATAACAATGAGTCTGAAGTCCAGTGTGTACAACGCCTCGTCCACAGAGTCAAACGATTCCATTAGGGAGAAGGCCGCACAGGTGTACTACTCGCAGAACAGGATGATAACAGCAGAGGATTACCAAGTAGTACCACTGTCAGCGTCTCAGGAGATAGTCAAAGTTAGGTCAGTCAACAGATCAGCATCAGGCATATCAAGGGCCAAGGAAATACTGGATCCAACGGGCGCATATTCCAACGTTTCTGTGTTCGCCGAAGATGGCATACTGTACAGGGAAGAATCTGTTCAGCAATTTACATTCAACTTCAACAACAGGAGTGACATACAATCGGTCATAAACAACTCTGTGGAGAACAAATTGAAAGAGGCCTACGCTAGGCAGTTCTATTACTTGAAATATGGCACTAAGGATGTCAGCACACTGACAGCGACATGGAATTCTACAACAACTTCTACAAACACCAACACCGGTTACTTCACTTCAGGCGGTGCGTTGGTCATAGGAGATTTCGCTACTTCCAACATGAAGTTCGCCAAACCCGGTGCACTGGTTAAATTCACTTCC